GCCAATGTCCTCACGTTCACTCCTGTGGCGCTGGGTTCGGGTGTGTTCGTTTACGGCTGCGACTGCTACGACTCGACCATGCCAAAGATTTCGGTATGGACTCTCGGAAATTCGGGCGGCGGAGTTGCCAACCTGATCTACAACACCTATCCCTGGGAGGGCACACAGCCCTTCAAGCTTGGAGTGATGACCCCCGACGTCGTGCTTCTCGATATCGGCGTCAACGATGCGAACAATGCGATGTCCATGGCCACGTATTCGCAGCGCCTTACTACCATTGTGGACAATGTACAGGCCGGCGGAAGCAACTGCATTCTCAGCACATTTTTGCCAGCGAGTCTGGCTTCCTGGCCACGAGCTGCGCCGCCTCTGGTGCAGCCGTACTGGGACGCAATCATTAGCGTTGCGCTGGCAAAGGGCCTGTCTTTTATTGATCACGCCTCTCGTTTCGGTTCTTATGAGCTTGCAAACCCGCTTGGTTTGTATGCGGACACCTTGCATCAGAATGGCGTGGCAATGGCTGATCAGGCCCAGATCGACGGTGCGGTATTGCTGGCAGCATAGATAAAACGTTGGCTCTGGGCGCTTCCGGCGCAACAAGCTGCTGTACATGCGACATCGCAGTCTAACTGGAGTTTAAATGTTGACATCTGCACAAATGACCGACGCCAGGCGTTGGATGGGCTATCAGGTTGTGGGCACTACCATGCCCATCGATGGAAATCATGACGTGGTGTATGGCCGTTTCGGCATGCTCACAATGTCGCTTTACACGCGGCTGACCACGCTGACGCCGGAAGAGGAGGCGGTCCTCACGACCGTCTACCTGGCGAACCTCGCGCTGCTGGAAACGGCGATCTTCGGAGCCAGTGACAACCTCGACACCGACATCGCGGCCATCTGGACGCACAACAAGAGCGAGGTCAGCGACCGCGCAGCACTTTTCAACCGCGTCCGGCGCCAGATGTGCGATTTCATTGGCTTTTCGCCAGGGCCTGGACTTTGTGGCGCTGGCGGAAACTCCATCAGGCTTGTGAGAGCATGAATACATTCCCGGTAGTGCAAATCGAGGGCTGCGCTGCGCACGAGAACACGTACAGCCATAACGGTAAGGTGTGGACGGTCACAAACCTCATCGCTCGCTCCAAGGATCTGGAGCCGTTTGACCTACCACTGGCGGCTATCTATCTCGGCACCGAAGTCTGGACGCCAGAAGGCTCACCGTTCGGTATGGCGCACCACATGCGGCGCGCGCTCGACGTTGACACCCGTCATCCGGTGATTCTGAGCCAAGAGGGCTTCATCATGGACGGCTGGCATCGCGTGCTGCGCGCGCTGATCGACGGCAGGGCCGCCATCAAGGCGGTCCGCTTCGGCAAGACCCCGCCGCATGACTATTTGAAGGCTGACTGATGGACGGTGCCACCATTCAAAACCGCGTTTATCGTGGCTACGCCAAAGCGGCCGCCAAGATCGGTATCGCGCACGACTTGTACCGACCGATTGGCTCAACCAGTCCGCTGGCAAGCGGCAATAGGCTGGCGAGCCTTCCGGCCAGCTTCAACGCCGAGAGCTTTGGCTACGGCAGGCCGAACAAGTATGGCAAGCCGACATGGTATGTAGTGGTTGACGGCGCGCAGACACGAGTGGGCGACTACTTGGTCGGACCGAGCGGTACGTTCTTCATCGCCGCCCAGCAGGCGCTGCTGCCGATCCTGGCCGTTGAGTGCTCCAACATCATCACCGTGCTGCGCCCGCAGCAGCAGACGGGGATAGGCGCCGTCGGCTACGGAGGCGACGCTGACACAAACGAAACGCCGCTCCTGATTGACTGGCCAGCCTCGGTGCTGCAGGGCACCAAGGGCGAGAAGAATGAAACGAATCTGCCGGGCGACGTTCGTTCGCCGTGGTGGGCCGTCCTGTTGCCTGCGCTCCCAGGTGTTCTGGTGCGCACGGCGGACATTATCACCGACGATTTAGGCCGCCGCCTGGTGGTCAGCTCTGCCGAGTTGACCGACATGGGCTGGCGCATCACCGCAATGCAGGCCCTGACATGAGTGATATCGGCGACGTACAAAACAGCCTCGTGACCATGGTTGCAGCGGCGGTCTACCCGAGGGGCATCGGCGCCGCCTCCGTCTCCGGCAAGGACATTGTGGTCTATGCCGGCTGGCCGACTAGCTCGCGTCTCGACGCAGACCTGCTAGTGGAAAAGGCCCACGTCACGATTTTTCAGACTCAAACCGAGACGAACAAGACCCGGTATCCAAAGGACTGGAAGGAGGTGAGTGTCAATGCTCCAGGCCTGGCCGTCGCAGTGGCCGGCCAGAAAATTACGATTAGCGGCGCACCGCTTGTGCCGTTCCTGCCTGAGAACGTCTCGGTCAGGATTGGCCGACAGTCCTATGTGCTGGCCGCAGCCCCGGAAGACACGCCGGCGACTCTGGCTGCTGTACTGGCAGACCAGATTGCCGTTGATTGGCCGTCTGTGGCTGCCGCCGGCGGCGTCATCACGCTGCCAGCCGCGGCGAACATTACGGCGGCGCTGATCGGCGTGGCCGGGACTGTAGTGCGTGCGCTTCGCACCCTGGAACGCGTGTTTCAGATTACGGTCTGGTCAGCGACCCCGGCGCAGCGCGACGTCATCGGCAGGGCGCTCGATACCGTCCTGGCGGGGACCGAGCGCTTCACGCTGGCCGATGGGTACGGCGCGCGCCTTAAATATCGGAGCAGCCACATCACTGACCACCAGCAGAAGGCGAAGCTGTATCGGCGCGACTTTCAGTACAGCGTCGAGTATTCGACAACGCAGTCAATGACTGCAACCCAAATCACGCAAACCGCACTGAACAGTACGGGAAGCGCTACTTAGGAATGCCATGAATTTCAATTTAACTGTTGTCGAAGCTTTCCTTTCCCACGGTAAAGGTGACGTGATCAGTGACGCCGCGGAGGTCGCGAAGTATGTCGATTCTGAATGGCAAGGGCATTTCGTGAAGAGCGCGGCACTGGTGGCGTCCGCTACTAAATCGGCGGCAAAGGGCGACGCTGCCGCGAAGTAATCCAACATCAAGCCATTTTGGCCGCCGTCGGGCGGCTTTTTCATTTCTAGGAGCCGTTCATGACTGTAGTTCAACAGGGCAGCATCAATACCACGGCACTCATCGTGCCCGATCTGTACGTCCAGATCGTTCCGCCAAGCGTCGCACTGCTCAACGGATTGCCGACCAATATTCTCGGCATCGTTGGCACTGCGACCTGGGGGCCAGTCAATGCACCGGCGGTTATCGGCAGCATGGCCGATTATGCGCGCCAGTTCGGCGCAATCATGCCGCGCAAGTACGACATGGGTACGGCCGTGGCCGCTGCAGTGCTGCAAGGGGCCAACAACTTCCGCTGTGTGCGCGTCACCGATGGCACCGATACTGCCGCCAGCGGCACGCTCACAGCCTCGTCGGCGGCCGATGCTACGGCAATTGCGGCCGCAATCAATGCCGGCCAGTCCGGCTTGCGTGGGCCATCCATGCTGGCGGTGGCAACCGCAGCCTTGGCAGTTGTCACCGTCACGTCCAAATATACCGGCACCCTCGGCAATTCCATGGTGGTATCGATCGGCGCCGGCAGCAAAGCGGCAACCAGTCGCGTCACGATTGCTCTGCCTGGCCAAGTACCGGAAGTGTTTGACAACCTGGGCGTTGCCAGCGCTGCCGCCGCCACCGCCACAGTTGCCGGCGGCACGGACGGCGCTACGACGATTACGGGATCTGTGCTGGTGGGCGTAGACACCGTTCCGCGCAAAGGCATGTACTCGCTCCGCAACACGGGTGTCTCTGTCGCCATGCTGAGCGACGTTGACGATTCGACCCAGTGGTCTACCCAAGTGGCGTTTGGTTTGTCGGAAGGCGCGTATATGGTTTTGACAGGCCCGGCCGGCGACACCATCACCAATGCCGTGACTGCAAAGGCCACGGCCGGCATCGACTCGTACGCGGCAAAATTGCTCTTCGGCGACTGGATTTACTTTAACGATACCGTCAACAGTCAGGTGCGCTTGATTTCGCCGCAGGCATTCAGCGCCGGCCGGCTGGCCAACCTGTCGCCCGAGCAGTCCAGTTTGAACAAGCCGATGTACGGCATCGTTGGCACGCAGAAATCGCAGCAAAACTTGGTGTATTCGAATGCCGAACTCCAGTTGCTGGGCCAAGCAGGAATTGACGTCATTACGAACCCGATTCCGGCCGGCAACAGCTTCGGCGCGCGCTTCGGCCACAACACATCGAGCAACGCGGTCACCAATGGCGACAACTACACCCGCTTGACCAACTATATCGCGTATAGCCTTGATGCAGGTATGGGGCAATACATTGGCAAGCTGCAGTCTCCGAGCGTGCGCCGGTCCGCGGCCGCATCGATTTCGTCACTGCTGGAAGGAATGAGTGGCCAAGGCATGATCGGCAGCGCGGACGGCAGCCAGCCCTACAGCGTGCAGATCAATGATGCCAATAACCCGCAGGCGCGCGTCGCCTTGGGTTACATGCAAGCTGACGTCAAGGTGCGCTACTTGTCGGTGATCGAGAAATTCATCATCAATCTGGAAGGCGGCCAGTCGGTCAGTATCAGTCGGCAATCCGTCAACTTGGCGTAAGTCGTTCCACCACCCAGGCACGCGCAAGCGGGCCGTACTCTTTTTAGGAGCCTCAAATGCCTCTTAATGGCTACTCAGTCGGGCGCGACCTGTCGCTCGACATCATCGGGCCAAATGGCCCAGTTAATCTCAATCAGATCGTCGGCTTCACTGCTAAACCCGATGTCACTGACAAAAAAATCAAGGGTCTCGACGGAATTACTCGTCATTTGCGCTTTCCTGATGGTTGGTCGGGCTCATTCGACCTGGAACGCCAGAACAACGTTGTTGACGATTATTTCTCGACGCTGGAAGCGAACTATTACGCAGGCCTGAACGAAAGCCCGGCCACGATCACGGAGACTATCCAGGAAGTGGACGGCTCGGTTTCGCAGTATCGGTTTCTGCAAGTGCTGCTGACGCTGGAAGACGCCGGCAGCTTCAAGGGTGACGATACCGTGCATCAGAAGGTGCGCTTTGTTGCCGCCCGCCGCGTGAAAGTCTCCTAATTTAATCGCTGCCGGCGCGCCCGGTGGCAAACAAGGAATGCCATGAATACCGAACAAGTAAAAGTGACCTTGCGCGAAGCGCCTGCAGCGCAAGTACTCGCCAAGGCGAATGAGGAAACAGTTACCACTGACGCGCGCGGCCGCGTTATCAAACTGAAGAAGCCAGGCGTGCTCGCGCAGTACCGCCTGATCGAAGCCTTGGGTGACTCGGCTGCCAATCAAACCTACATGGGCATGGTCTTGCCGTTGATCTACGTCACCGCGATTGACGATCTGGCAGTGAACCCTCCAAAGCTGAAAATGCACGTCGAAGCGCTTATTCAGCAGTTGGACGAGGATGGCATCGAGGCCGTTATGAAGCACGTCCAAGAAACCTACGGCAAGACGGATCCAGACGCCGACAAGGCGGAATTAAAAAAGTAGTCCGGGCCGGCCCGATTCGCGAATGCCTGTTTCTGGTAAAGAACCATGTGCCATTTGATATTGCGTTCGGGCTGGATGACATTACGCGAACGGGCTGGTGCATCATTTTTTCTGAAATGGACGGCGCGAAATTCAATTTTCACACCATGGCCTATGAGGAGCAGAAATGAAACTTTTTTCAAATATTGGCGAAATGATAAAGCATTTAGCCCTTATTGCCGCCGCTCAAACTCTAGCCGACCACCGCGCACTGAAGAAGTGCGCGGTAGCGATTGAAAATACAGCTAAAGAAGAGTTTGGCCATTATCAAGGCGAAGTAACGCCGTTTGCTGGCTGGACAGAATTGGCTGAAAGCACCAAAGAAGATCGACTGGCGAAGGGCTTTACTGAAAACGCCCCGCTCCTGCGCACTGGCGAGCTCCGTAAGTCAGTTAGCCATTTAATTAGCGGCGCTGAAGCTGTGATTGGCTCCGAAAGCGAAGTGATGGTGTATCAGGAACTGGGCACTGACAAAATTCCGCCGCGGGCGGTGCTTGGGCCGGCTGCCATCCGCAATAAGCAGCTGATTATCGACACCATTGGCCACTCGGCAGCGGAGGGCCTGCTTTACGGATCCGGGCTTACATTGGCCAAATTAACGTAAATGCGAAGTAGAAAATTGCAGCTCCAAAAGCAAAGCCAAGCAGGCTAAGCATTGCCAGCACTCCTGCTAAAACGAGTACGTCGAAGCGTTGCCCCATCGTTATTTGGCGTTTGTCTGCCGAGCTTGAGCCTGAGCGTGACGCGGCGCGGGTAAAAGCGTCTGCTGGGCGGAGATTTGGGTATTGCACCCATGACACCCGGTCGGCTGCCCATTCCTGAATTCTGTGTGACAGCTTCATATTTTTCCAAGGTTTCTCAATGTTTGATGCGTACAAAATTGGTGTAACGCTATCGCTGACGAATCACGTCAGCAAAGGGCTGATGCTGATCGCTGGCGACTTTGCCAAAACGGAAGCACAGGCGACATTGTTCCAGCGGCGCATGAATAGTATCAAAAATGATGCCCTTAAAGGTGGTTTGATGCTCGGCGCCGGCGCGGGCATGCTGATGCTGCTCAAGGGACCGTATGAAGAAGCCAAGAAGCTCGCCCAGGCACAGGCGAATTTTCAAACGCTGAACCTGTCAGCAGGTGAGAACGCTGAGGTGTTCGGGAAGGCGGCAGCCATGTCGCATAAGCTGCTTGGCACCACGATTACCGAAAACGTGAAGCTGATTCATGACCTGCACACTGCGTTCGGCGATCTGCATCATGCGGTCGACACGGCGGATATGTTCGCCAAAATGTCAATTGTAGGAAAGGTGGCGAACGGTGGCAAGGACATGGACGGCATGATCAATGCGGCTGCTAAGGCCCTTGAGCACCGCGGCGGCAAGGTGATCAATAACCCAGCGGAGTTCAATGCTGAAGCGAGCCTGATGACAAAAGTGATGCTTGCCACCAAGATGCGCGTCAGCCCCAGGGACTACCTGACTGCATCAGGTACCGGCAAGATGGCTTACCAGCTATATGACAAGGAATATTTGTACGGAAACTTTGCCGGGCAGATGGCGATCAATGGCGGCGCACGCACCGGAACGGAGGCAATGACTGCATTCAGTTCGCTGATCAGCGGGCGCATGGATTCGAAAGGCAAGGGATTTTTAGCTGATCTGGGTCTCTGGCAGGAAGGTTTTAGCAAGAAGCGCCTCGCGCTTTTAAATGCCTCAATGAAAGACATGACGCCGGAAGAGAAGAAGTTGTCGATCGCCAGTATGGGGGGGCAAAGCATTGTATCGGGCGGTTTGAACGACGCCGACTCGGAATTGTTCGCTCGTCGCCCTGATCTTTTCATTCAAAAGCTTCTACCCTTGATTCGTTCTCGTTTTGGCATGGATCTGTCCGATGACCAGATTGCATTGATGGTGGCCAAGAAATTTAATCGCAGCACAGGTAATTTCCTTGGCACTCAGATCACTATGGCTTCGAAATTATCCAAGGACACGGCCATTATTAACAAAACGATGGGAGTCGGAGAGGCCTACCAGCACTACTTGAAGTCGCCCGAGGGCGCCGAGGAGGCGGCTGGTGCTGCATGGAAGAATTTTCTTGCTGTATTCGGCTCGGTATATCTTCCTGCCATCACCAAGGGCCTGCTGCAGCTAGCCGGCGGGCTAGATTCGATGTCTAAATGGGTTAAAGAGAATGAAGGGTTGGTTCGTGGCTTGGTAGTAGTACTCTCGGTATTGGCCGGTAGTATGGTGATTCGCGGCTCTATTCTCCTGCTCGGGGCGGCATTTAAGTCGCTTGGCTTGATCGTGACGCTTGGGATGGGCGTGACTATGCCGGCCAGCATCGCCACGTTCGGCGCTGCGGCTGCGGCCTTGGCTGCGCCGATCGCCATCGCTGTACTGGCTATCGGGACCATTGCTGCAGCGCTGTATGCGTTTAGCCCGTTGTCGAAGAAAGAAATCGAAGGCGCGAAATTCGAGGGCGGAGCGCGCCTGTCGCCTGGCGCGGCTGCTAGGATCGCGGCCGGCGAGGCGCCGGATGCGGCTGCCAATTCCAATAAAAACTTTGTTCGAGCGGGCGCTGGCGGCTGGTACGCGGAGAAACCAGACTTCGTACGACCGGCACCAGCTAATGCCCCTGTCCAGGTACATACCCAAGTCAACATGGACGGCTTCCGGGTCGCCAACATCATCACGCAGCATCAAACCAAGGCTGCGGCGCGACCACAGTCCGGAATCGGCGGCTTTGATGCCTTCATGGCGCCACCACAACCCGGGATACTCCGATGAAACCTGACACCTATATGCAGATCGGCGACATGCAGCTGTCGCGCTACGAGGTGCCGGAATCGATCGGCTTTGGTGGCGAGCAGGCACTGGCTGTCCATGAGCTGACGGGCGGCCGGCGCGTTGTCGATGCGATGGGGCGCCAGGATCGCCCTCTGGAGTGGTCTGGCCTGTTCATCGGCGAGAATGCCAGCGAGCGTGCTCGCTACCTGAACGCGCTGCGGATCGCTGGCAAGCAGGTCAACGTGTCTTGGGCTGAGTTCGCTTACAAGGTTGTCATTCGATCTGCGCTGCTGGACTACCGGCGCGCTTACGAGATCCCATACACGATCTCGTGCACTGTCATCGAGGACCTGACGATCCCGGTGTCGGAGCTGACGGCATTGTCCATCGACACCGCCATCAGCGACGACATGGACGCAGCGAATGCGCTGGGTGATCAAATTGGCGATGGAACGTTGTCGACGATGCTGGGCACGCTCAATTCTGCCATCAAATCTGTGTCGTCCTTTGCCGGCGCGGCGCAGAGCACGATTACCAGCGTACTGGGGCCTGTCCTGGCCGTCCAGTCGCACGTCTCGGCGCTGATCGCCGCGACGGGCAACACGATCTCGAATATCTCGACGGTCGGCGGCGTGCTACCGAATAATCCGATCGCGACGCAGGCCGCCAAGCTGTCTCGCCAAGTGGTGGGCTTTACCCAACTGCCGCTGCTGCTCAACCTGCAGTCGACGGTGGGGCGCATGGGCGCGAACCTGGGTGCGGTATCAGGCGCAGGGACCAGCATCACCACCGCCGGCGGCAACCTGTTTGCCATGGCATCCAAGGCCTACGGCGATGCTTCGAAATGGGTAGGCATCGCCCGGGCCAACAAAATCAGCGACCCGGCACTGACCGGCGTGCAAACAATAGTCGTCCCGCGCGTGCCGGGCGATACAGGGGGTATCAATGCCGGTTAATCCAGATGCTGTATCCGCTGCGCGCCAGCCGCGCGGCATTGTCAATGTGGGCGGCGTACGCGTCGACGGCTGGGTGCGGTTCGAGGCCGACAACAACACCTTCAGCGAGGCCGACACGTTCCGGGTTGTGTTCGCGCTGTCGGCGCTGCCGGCCGCCTATGGTGATGCGTTCTGGGCATCGCAAACGGAGGTGTTCGTCGAGGTGTTCGCCGGTTTCCCGGCCGACGCCGAGCACTATAGTGCCCAGGAGTTGCGGAGTTGGGTCTACGGGCGCGTCGATGACGTCGAGTTCGATCCCGTGATGCGCACAGTGATTGTCTCAGGTCGCGACCTGACGGCCATCTTGATCGACGCGCGGACGATGGAGTCATTCCAGAACCTAACCGCGTCCCAGGTGGCCACGAAACTGGCCCTGCGCCATGGTTTTACGCCAGTGGTCACGGAGACAAAAGACATGGTCGGCAGTTACTACGAGACGGACACGATCAAGGTCAACACACAGCGCAGCGAGTGGGATATTTTGACCACGCTGGCGGCGGCCGAGGGCTTTACCTGCTTCGTGCGGGGTAAGGAACTCCACTTCGAACCGATGGCGTCGGCGCCAGCCGACAGCTACGCGCTGAGATGGGAGGCCCCGAACGAGCAGACAGGCGCCTACAGCTTCAATGGCAAGTCCATCAGCTTCCGCCGCGCGCTGAGCATCGCCCGCGGCGTGGTAGTCGAGGTGACCTACACCGTGCCGAACAAAAAAGGCACGTTCCGCGTGCGTTATCCGAGCAAGGCGGCCGATATCAAAGTTGGCCAGAGCGCCGCGTCGGCGCAGCTCTACCGCATCACCATGCTCGGCACCAGCCCGCAGGGGGCGCTGAATCGGGCCCAGCGCGAACATGCCGCCATTTCGAAGCACGAGGTCAAGATGGTGGCCAGCCTACCGGCCGACAACGTCCTGACGACAACAAACATCATTTCTGTGGTCGGCACCGGCACGGCGTTTGACCAAACCTATTATCCGGAGAGCATCATGCGCGAAATGGACGTCAGCACTGGCTACTCGATGACCGTACACGCAAAAAACCATTCTCCAGAAACGGTGGTGGCGATATGAGGGGAATGCTCAACGCGATGCGCCAGCAGGCACAGGCTGCGCTCGGCGACGTGGCGCTGCCGAGTACTGGCATCGTGCGCAGCTACGACCCGACGAAATACGCAGTGCGCCTGGAGCTGCAGCCGCAGGGCAACATGACCGGCTGGATCCCGCTGCTGACGCCCTGGGTGGGCAACGGCTGGGGTATGTTCTGTCCGCCGACCATCGGCGATCTGGTCGAGGTCACGTTTTTGAATGGCGACATCAATTCCGGCGTGGCCGGCCTGCGCGCCTTCAACGACCAGGACCTGCCGCTTCCGGTGGTGTCCGGCGAGTTCTGGCTGGTGCACAAGGCAGGGCAGGTGATGAAATTCCATAACAACGGGACTGTCGAGATTAGTGCGCCAGGTCGAATTAGTTACACGGCGGCCGGCCATGATTTCCACGGGCCAGTGACCATGGACGACACGCTAGACGTGCAGGACACGATCACGGCTCCGATTGTCGAGGGCACCATTAATGTGACCTTTGGCGGTAAATCCGGTATCGAACATGAGCACGGCGGCATTCGCCGTGGCACAGAACTAAGCGATCCACCCACATGAGCGACCTGAACCACTATTTCGGCGGCGACCTTTCGCAATCGTCCACGGGCGATCTGCTCAAGGTCGACGGGACCGAGGAGGGCGTGCAGCGACTGCTGCGCCGATTGCTGACAAACCCGGCCCTGATCGATGCCGATGGCAACACGCTCATCCCGGGCGACTATATTTTCCATCCCGACTACGGCGCCGGCCTGCCGCGCATGATCGGCGACACAGTCGACATCCCAAAAATCAAGGGGCGCATCCAGGGGCAGATGTTTCTCGAGGCGTGCGTCGCGCGCAGCCCGGCGCCGGTCATCACGGTAACCGAGATCCTGGGCGGCGTGTCGGTCGATATCCGCTACAACGATGCGCTGACCGGCGCGCCGGCGGCGCTCGCGTTCGATGTAACCAAATAAGGCGACCATGAGTATTTCGACAAAAGATTTTGTAACGCTGGTCCGCGACTCTGTCACTGCGATCCAGGGTTCCGCGAGCGGCATGGTCAACCTGACCGTCGGCTCGATCCTGCGCGCCGTGGTCGAGGCCAACGCCACGGTCATCCTGTGGCTTCAGGGCCTGATACTGCAGTTGCTGGCCGCTACGCGCGCGGCAACTTCCAACGATGCCGACCTGGATAGCTGGATGGCCGACTTTGGCGTCGTGCGCCTGGGCGCCGTTCCAGCCTCGGGCCTGGTTGCGTTCTCGCGCTTTACTCCGACCGCCCAGGCTGTTGTCCCGGTCGGTGCGACCGTTTTGACGCTCGACGGGGCGCAGGCGTATGTTGCGCTGCTCGACACGACGAACGCCGCGTACAGTGCACTGCTGGGCGGCTACGTGCTGGCGCCGGGCGTGGCGAGCATCAATGTCACCGTGACCGCATCGACGCCTGGCGCGGCGGCGAACGCAGTGGCCGGACAGATCGCGTTGATTAACCAGCCGATCCCTGGCGTCGACGCCGTCACGAACGTGGCCGGCTTCACGAATGGCGTCAACGCGGAGAAAAACGCTGCGCTTCGCGCTCGATTCATCACCTACATCGCCTCGCTATCGAAGGCTACCAAGCTGGCTATAGGGAACGCTGTCACGTCGCTTGCCCAGGGCGTGACATATTCGCTGACCGAGAATTTTACCTATGGCGGTGTGCCGCAAAACGGGTATTTTTTCGCTGTCGTTGATGACGGCACAGGTTATCCGCCGTCGCAGCTCCTCTCGTCTGCGGCGAATGCCATCGACGCGGTCCGTCCTTTCACATCGACGTTTGGTGTTTTTGCCCCGATAGTGGTCACTGCCAATATTTCGATGACGATTACCACTGCTGCCGGCTACGACCACACGGCGACAGCCGCGATTGTGGCGGCAGCGCTTCGGACTTACGTCAATTCGCTGACTCTGGGGCAGAAATTGGCGTTTTCACGCATGACGCAGATCGCCTACGATGCCTCGCCAGGCGTCACCAACGTGACCGCCGTTATGCTCAACGCCGGTACAGCCGACCTTGCTGCCACCGCCCTGCAGGTCATCAAGACCGGAACCGTGAGTGTGGCGTGATGATAGGCGATCAAGCAGATATTGCTGCCCGTATCAAAAGCGTGCTGCCGCCCTGGTTCGGCCCGGTACGCGACCTGATCGACGCGCTGATCCAGGGCCTTGCCAATGCATCCGCTTTCGCATATGCACTCTACCAGTACGCGGTGCTGCAAACTCGCATCAAGACGGCGACCGACGGCTGGCTCGACATGATCGCAGCAGACTTTTTTGGTACCGCACTGACGCGCTCGGCGAATCAGTCCGATGCGAGTTTCCGCGCACGCATCATTATTAACCTGTTCCGCGAGCGCGCCACGCGCAATGCGATCACCCGCGTCCTGACCGACCTGACCGGGCGCGCTCCGATCATTATCGAGCCTCAGCGTCCGGCGGACACCGGCGCTTACGGAGCGCCGAACAGCGGCTACGGCGTGGCCGGCGCCTACGGATCGATGTTGCTCCCGTTCCAGGCGTTCGTGCAAGCATACCGCCCCGCATCTTCCGGCATTCCGTACATCGCCGGGTATGGCTCACCGCCAGGCGGTTATAGCGCGCCGTCTCGCGCTGCCTACGCAACGCTGTCGCAAAGCACGGGTGCAGTGACGGATGCAGACCTATACGCTGCCGTGGACAGTGTGAAGCCAGTCGGAACCATCGTCTGGATGAGTATCCACTCCTGATAAATCTACAAGTCACCCACAAGGGCCGCACATGCGGCTCTTTTTTTGGAGTAAATTTTGAAACGACAAATTATTTATCCAGGCCAGATTCCCTTGGAGACGGACCTGCTCAGCACTAATAAAAACATGATGATTGCCTTGGCGAAGCTGACTGCGACAATCATCGGCACCGCGACTATGGCCAGTGGCTTGGCCTGCGCACCGAATTCGCCGGCAGCGCTGAATGTGGTGATCGCTCCGGGCGAGATTTATAGCCTGCAAAATATCGATGGTACGGCCTACAGCTCGATCGCCGCCGACACCGCACACTCGATCATGAAGCAGGGCATCCTGCTTGATCCCGTGACGCTGGCGTGCGCGGCGCCGGGCACGGCAGGCCAGAGCATCAACTATCTGATCCAAGCAGCATTTTCGGAGGTGGATAGCGGAGCGGTGGTGCTGCCGTATTACAACGCCAGCAATCCATCGACCGCATATAGCGGCCCAGGCGGCGCCGGTACAACGAACAACACTGTGCGCGACGGGACGGTGGTGCTGACGGCGAAGGCCGGCATCGCGGCTGCGACCGGGTCGCAAGTAACACCTGCTGCAGACGCAGGTTATGTCGGCTTGTGGGTCGTCACAGTGGCAAATGGTCAGACGGCAATTACGGCAGGGAATATCTCCCAGGCGGCAGGAGCGCCATTCTCTGGCACTGCAGCGATGCTGAATGTGATGAATGCATTCACAGTTTCGCCAACGGTGCCGACGCCGCCTGCAGCCGACAACAGCACAAAGGTAGCAACCACTGGCTGGTTATATAACGCCATAGCAACTGTCGCTTCCGCGATGGGCTTTTCAGCAAGTCTTACTGGAAACGGATATATAAAACTCCCATCTTGGCTCGGCAGCTTCATCATGCAATGGGGGTACGGGTCCACATCTGACAGCTCCGGTGCATCAACCGTAGCATTTACCATCGCTTTCCCATCCGCAGTGTTGCACATATTTCCATTTTACGAGTCAAGTGGAACTGCCCCTGCATCCAACCCATCAGTTGTAAATGCTGGAGTGGTTACGTTAGTGGGGGCCAAGCTTTTCACCTGGAATGGAATTACGATCTCTGGCGGCATCACGCCGTCATACATTGCAATTGGTAAATAAAAGGAAAACTAAATGGGCAAATTTTTCTCAGTTGCGACTGGTGGATTCTATGCGTCCGAGTTGCGCGCAGACTATGCCGCTGCCGGTACATGGCCGGCTGATGCTGTAGAAGTAGACGCGGCCACCGAGGTTAAGTTGCGGGCGGCAATATGCCGCGGCGACACGATTGCGCGCGTTGACGCTACGTTCACCATCATCCCGGCGTCGGCGCTCCCGTTCGCGCCGACCGCTGCCGCCTACCTGGATACGGTGCGGTCGATCCGCGAACAGGTTCTCAATCGCCTGGCCGGAATTGGTATGGCGGCGCTGCTTGCCGCCGATACTAAGACGGCCCAGGCGGCGGCCGCAGCCCGGCAGGCGCTCCTCGATATCACCATCGTGCCGGCCGTGCTGGCCGCCACCGATCTCGAAGGCATGGTCATCGCAATGAGAGCTGCATACGCGGCAATCATCGCAGCGGCGCCACTGGTCATTCGCGAGGCCTTTGATCCTGACGCGATCTAGGAGTACGCGCAGTCCGTTATCAACCCGCTTCGGCGGGTTTTTTCATTTCCACCACCTGAAAGGCACTACATGGCCATCGAAACAACCGCAGTCGGCGGCGCATTGATTAAAATTTTTGGCATCCCGGTCCTGGCCGGCGCTGCCGCAACCTCACTGGGATTCATGTTCATGTGGCCAAAAACCGCCAAGGAAGCGGGCGTGCGCTTCTTCGTCACCATTCTCTTTTCCGCCCTGATGGGCCCGGCCCTGGTCGTGGTCGTGCGCAACTGGATGCCGGGCCTGTTCGACAGCGCGCGCGCCGTCGCCGTGCTGTACGGCAGCGACCCGGCGCTGGGCTTCCTGTTCATCGCCGCGCCGCTGATGGTGGCCGCCGGCCTGCCTGCCTGGTGGGTGCTGGGCGCCACCGTGCGCTGGCTCGACAAGCGCCGCGACAATGACATCGGCGAGCTGGCGCGTGACGCGGCCGCTGTTGTCCGTGACGTTCGAGGTGGCATGTGAGCGCCGTCACGCTGGCCCAGCTGCTGGCCATCTTGCCCAATGCGCGCCCGCGCGCGGGCACGTTCCTGGCGCCGCTGAATGCGGCCATGGCGGAATTCGGCATTACCACGGCTGCGCGCCAGGCGTCGTTCCTTGCCCAGGTAGGCCACGAGTCCGGCAGCCTGGTGTATGTGCGCGAGCTGGCGAGCGGGCAGGCCTACGAAGGCCGCACCGACCTGGGCAACACGCAGGGCGGCGACGGCGTGCGCTTCCGTGGGCGCGGCCTGCTGCAGGTGACTGGCCGCGCGAACTATGCCGCCTGCGGCAAGGCGTTGGGCCTGGACCTGCTGGCCCAGCCTGAACTGCTCGAACAGGCCGTCAATGCCTGCCGTTCGGCGGGCTGGTTCTGGCAGACGAAGGGGCTGAACGCCTTGGCCGACGCTGGCGACCAGGTGAAGGTGACTCGGCGGGTCAACGGCGGCACGAACGGCCTGGCCGAGCGCCTGGCGCTGTTCGCGGTGGCGCAGCGAGTGTTGGTGTGAGCGCCCTGGGCACGCTGGCGGGCGCCGCCGTCAGCGGAATCTGGAAGGCGGCGGCCATCGTTCTGGCCGGTGTTCTGCTTGTCATGGCCGGCACCACCGGCACCGGATGGTGGCTGGCCACCGACGACCGCGATGTAGCGCGCGCGGCGCTGGCGAAAGAGCAGGGCGCCAGCGCTGCGCTGCGTACCTCGATCGACGAACAAAACCGCGCCATCGATGGCATGGTCAAGGCAACCCTGGCGGCGCAGGAGCGCGGTGCTGCAGCGCAGTCGGCCGCCGCTGCCAAGGGCAGAAAGTACGACGCGGCCTTAGCGCAGGTCGCTGGCGTGCGCGCCACGACCTGCGACGAGGCCATACCGGCCGTCAGGCTGCTGCTGGAGGGCGTGCGATGAATCGGAAAATCGTCAACTTGACCAAATTGGCAAGTTCGGCCATGGCGGTGCTGCTGACCGGCTGCGCCAGCGCGCCACCAGCGCCAGTTCGTGTCGAGGTGCCAGTGATAGTGCCGTGCATCAGCGAGGTGCCGGAGCCCCCAGCCTACGAGTTCGACAAGTTGGCGACAACAGCAACGGATGGCGAGATCATTCTGGCGCTCGCACGGGACTGGTCGCGAGGCAGGAAGTATGAGGCAGACTTGGAAGCTGTGTTAGCTGGCTGTCTTTAGAAAGACTGATAAGTAGGGGGGTAAAGTTTTAACGTCGGGCTAGCAGAGCTGCCCAAGAGGCAGGGGGGGGGCACGATGTGGTGGTGGGGGCGCGGCAGCTGCCGCTGCTGCCGCTGCTGCCGCTGCGGCAGCCTGTTGGACAATTAAATTTGCATTGCAATTCGCAATTTGCGTTTGCAAAAAAGTTATGGCACTTTGATGACCCAAATCCCTTGGGATGCCGAGTCTTCTCACGAGGGCTGCCGACGCCGCCCGGCCATTAATTGCAAATTGATAAAAATTCTTCGCTTGTTGATAGCGCGCCGCGGCGAAATGTACATCGCCTGCGGCTTCATCATCGTGATAACGCTGAACGATCGCTGCATTCCTATCCAGATCGGCTTGGTCTGCTTGGCGTGGCATAAGATTGTCCTTTGGTGGCTTGTTTTATCACGAGTTGTCATAAGTCAGTAATCGAAGTCTGCATGCAACTTGAATGAAATTGCCTCCTCTGGCCTGAGTGAATAATAGGTGAGATTTTTCAAGTAACACAAGTAACAATTGCAAGTGCCGAGGCGCAATTGTCCCCGCTTTGAGCGCAAGGACAGTAGGCGCATGCCGGGTATCTTGTTTTTTGGGGATAAACACGGCGGTGGCTGCAGGAAAAAAATATCGGTTGCCGCTGCGTCAACAGCGACAACCGATTCCGGCGCTGGCAAGGCCAGTGAACCAAGTAGGCTCGTGCTACCTCGGGGGAGGTAATTCGACTCTAACATTAGGAGGTTCACATTTTGGCTTTCCCCATAATCCCTTGGATCGGCGGCAAACGACGCCTTGCTGATCGCATCATTCCGCAGTTTCCTCCTCATACCTGCTACGTCGAGGTTTTTGCCGGCGGCGCCGCGCTGTACTTCATGCGGCTGCCGGCCGAAGTCGAAGCGCTGAATGACGTCAGCGGCGAGCTGACCAACCTGTACTGCGTCGTGAAGTGCCACCTGGAGGAGTTCGTGCGCCAGTTCAAGTGGGTGCTGTCGAGCCGCGAGGTGTTCAAGTGGCTGGCCGTGCGGTCGGATGTATGAAACCGAACTGACGGCAATAGTTGAAGTTCGTACGTAGGGGCGAAAAAAAACCCGCGTGTGCGGGTTTTTAGTTCGCTTAGCAATTAAGCTGGCTGCTTGCTCCAGCCAAACATTTTTCCCAAAGCTCGTTGGAAATTTTTCTTGCTATCTTCCGACCAGTCGTTATGCATGCCGTCGCAAGGAGCGTTTGCGGAAATTGCTCCGGATGCCACTAGGTTAGCTACATGTTCACGGGCAATTTGCTCTTCATTTGCAGCGTCACCGGCCGCCTTAGCAAATGGAAGATCCGGAGTACCCATCGGGGTTGTACGAATTTTCATAGCAATACCTCTCTTCATAATATTGGCACTGATGGTCTCAATAGTGAGTTGTGCTTCTGCTAAATAGTCAGACACATTAGTATCTGCTGTCGAAAAATTTATGTATCTAACATCGCCACCGCTGCAAGGGTCCACGAGCTTTGCGCTTTCCACCGCTCGCTTCGAACATTTGTTCGTTGTCCAGCAACCGTAGGCGGGGCGTGCGCCAGAGCCTGCACACAAAACGTTGTTAGTATCGATGTCTTGTTCTTCCTTGACTTCGACTATTCCTGTCGCTTCCTCTACCATACATACCGACATCCCTTTGACGTCTGGCTGTGCAGAAAAATCAGCAGGATTAGAGCGAATCCAATTTTTGTACTCTTGGATTTTTTTCCCATAGCCGGCGAACATAAGTGCCATCCCATTCATGCGGACAATCTTGCTATATCCCGTATCGTCGAGATAAAACAGCCATGAGCCGTACTCAATCGACCATCGGGAATCGGTTGCCATCACGAGGGAATTGCCATCAAATATGTTAGTCGTCATCGTATTGTTATTTTGGTTCTCATGTAGCACGATACAAAACGACGATGTTGCCTGTGAAAGCGCAAAAAAGCCAGCTAGTATAACGTGCTTCACGTAAATTGTCTTGGGCCACAAAAAAACGCCCAATTTGGACGTGTTCTCGCTTGACAGAATAGTACATTACCTTTTCACCAACTGCCAAGATATTTCGCAAGGGAAAGTGTATTGCTATTCTGCGAAGTTTTTCAATTGATCCGCTCTATGAATTCACTTTGCAGTTACGCTCCAAGGCAGCCGCAGCCGCAGCCGCAGCCGCTGCCGCAGCCGAGAATGGCGGTTGCCGACCGCGCATAGCAGACTCTTCTAGTTACAAATTTCGTCTTCTGGTTTCCCAAGCTTGGCAATATACTGTGTTTTTATACAGTGTATTGATTACGTTATGGACGGCACAACAAATAAGCATCAGTGGCCGGCGAAAGTGGAGGAGCGGCAGAGTATGCCTTTCCGCGTGATTTTGCTAAGGAATAAAGGGCGTCGAATTACCCGCCAAGAAATGCTCGACTCCCCTCCATTGGAGGGCCTGCTCGTTTTCGAGCACGTGGGGACGGGCGCATGCGTTCGCTACCATAGCTCTGCCTCGCTGCGCCTGCCAAACTATGCCGGGGCGACCAACGTTTGCAAGCCACTTTTTGAACCCACAATGGAGCGTTTGGATGCCGAGGGCCTGATACTTAAGGGGCATGAAAGCGAAACAGTAGACGGGGCACTAGTCCAGTACGTCCAGCTGGCTCTGCGTGCCCATTTTGTCCAGCGGCGCTGCAGCGGGCGCCTGATGACGACCAGCCGGCCACGCGCTGCTGCTGGTCGACCAGCACGATGA